ATTCCTTTTTAAATGTTCCTAAGAAGGTTGTTATACTAATTCAGATACAAATGAGGAGTATATTAGTGTAACAACCTTCTTAGGAACATTTAAAAAGGAATTTGACTCAGTTTACCATGCTACTCGAATTGCAGAAAGACAGGGAACGACAGTAGAGAGTATTCTTGCTGAATGGAAAGAGACGACAGTAAAAGCACAAGAATATGGTACATCAATTCATAAAGTAATGGAGAACTATATCATTACAGGCAGATTTAACACAGATAGTGCTGATATTGTTAGATCATTTGTAAAAGCCACTGAAGGATTTAAGCATAACGTTAAGCAGTCTGAATCATTATTATGGCACCATGAAGCTAAAGTAGCGGGAACAGCAGATGTTATTCTTGAAAATGCTACTGAGTTTGCTATACTTGATTTTAAGACAAATAAGAAGTTTAACTTCTTTAGTGCATTTAATGAGAGACTACTATATCCACTAGATCATTTAGATTATTGCGAATACAATATATATTCTTTACAACTTGCCCTATATGCATACATGTACGAATTGATCAGCGGAAAACGCTGCAAGTTTATCAAAATATTGTACCTGCAGAGTAATTTCAACAATTCAGGTAGATTTTGGAAAGACATACCTATATTAAATTGTAGAGAAACAGTAGAAAAAATAATAAATTATAGAATCAATTCATTAAAGAAATGAAAATACATAAAGCAGCGGATGAAAAATTTGGTACCGCAACGATTGAAGAGTTTTGGCGTTTAGTATCATCTGTTATGTGGGATAGTAGCAAATTTGCATCACACATTAGGAATGAACTTAAGAAGATGTTATCTCCGAGGAGGGCTGAGACAATGAGGGAAGTATTACAATACTACAGCTATGGACTCATTGTCCAATATAAGCGATATCTTATATCCAGTCTTGTTCATAATAATGAAGTTGATTTGCAGGAAGCTGAAGATGCAGCAAGCAATATTATTGGAGGGGGTAAGATGAACTATGATGAGTTTATGAACCGACCTCAAATGATGCAATCAGAGATTGAAGAGGTACATATTGGAAATAATTTTAAGTTAGCGATTCCAACTGAATCTGATTACTTTTATCAATAAAAAGGCCAGTAATAACCAATAAAAAGGCGACTCAATTACGAGTCGCCTTTTTTTGTTTAATTGTTTAGTCAAATAAACCAGCACCAACCTTGGATGCCTTACCTGCATTAACCTTCATACTACCTGGCTTGGTTAGATTTAGACCTTGTGTCTTGCTAACTGCAGCAGGAGCAGGAGCAACCTTAAGCTTTCCTGGCTGAGCCTTCCCACCAGAAGCCTTTACAGATCCTGCCTTGTTATTCGTCTTTGTTAGACCGAGTCCCTGAGTCTTACTAACTGGCTTCAAAGTTGCTTCACAGCCTTCGCCGAAAGGATTACCACCTGCGCCAGCACCTTCATCACCTAGCTCTTCGTCACCGAGACCTTCTTCACCAAATTCGTCTTCACCAAATTCGTCTTCACCGAGGCCTTCTTCACCACTCAATTGTGCTGAGAGTGCATCAAAGAACTGCTGTGCAATTTCGCGAGGCAAAGTAATACTTACTTCGTCGCCTTCCATATCGCCTTCCATGCCGTCTCCTTCACCATCAATATCTACATCAAGAGCTTCAAGGTCTTGGGCTTCTACATCAGCTGGGTTATCAAGCACTTCTTCACAAAGGGTATCAAATAATGATTTTTTAGTCATACCGGTATTTAGTGCACCTGGTAGCGTTTTCTCCATAGCTTGAGACTTTTTCCCGATAGCATATAAATTATCTGAATCTGATTGCTCAATTGGCGCTGCTATCTCTGAATTATTAGGACCTGCTCCTGCAAGAGCTTTGTTTGTTGTACCCTGTCCAACCTTTTTAGACGTTTCATGCTGCAATGGTATTCCACCCTTTTTAAATTTGATCAATTTAGCTGTAATCTTCATATTATTGAGTATTTATAATTAAAGTGTAAATACTCTATATGGCACCCCGCAATAAAGAGTATTACCTCAATAATCCAAATCTCCCAACAGAGAATGCAAAATTTGAATATACCCCTGCTATGGTGCAGGCGATTAAGAAGAGTACAGCTAATATTCTTCACTTTGCTGAAAATTATTTCTATATCATTGATCCAGATAGCGATCCATCAAGACATGTTATTAGTTTATATAAGTATCAGAAGGATGCATTGCGAATGCTGCGAGATAATCGGTTTAATATTCTACTTGCTAGTCGGCAGGTCGGCAAGACCTCATTGTTTACAATCTATGCTGTCTGGCTAGCGTGCTTCTATGCTGATGAAAATATTGTAGTAGTTGCTAACAAAGAATCTACAGCTATTGAAATCTTTAGACGAATCAGACTAGGCTTTGAGGAGTTGCCCTCATGGATTAAACCTGGTGTTAAGGAGTGGGGCAAAACGAGCTTAGAATTGGCTAATGGCTCTCGTATTGGTATCAGTACAACAACTGGATCTGCTGCTCGTGGTAGTGCTATTACTTGCCTCATTTTAGATGAGTTAGCCTTCATTGAGCCGCTGTCTATTATGGAAGACTTTTGGAGATCTGTATGGCCTACAGTATCGCGTTCTCGTAAATCTAAAGTATTGATAGCATCTACTCCCAATGGAACAGGAAATCTATTCTTTGATCTATACGATGGTGCTGAAAAGGGTACAAACGGATTCTCTCAAATGACTATCCGGTGGAATGATGTACCATTTAGAGATGAGAAGTGGAAGAAAGAACAAATTAAAGCATTGGGTAGTGTAGAAAGCTTTAGTCAAGAGTATGATTGCGTATTCCTTCAGAAGGGTGAGGCGTCTATTGACATTGAAATGTTTGAAAAGCTTAAGCAGCGCTGCACTGATCCGATATATACTTTAGATGATGGAGAATACAATATATGGAAAGATGTTGAAGAGGATAACATATACATTGCTGGAGTTGATGTGAGTGAAGGTGTTGGAAAGGACTATTCTGTGATCAACATATTCAATATCACTGATCTATCTAACATAGATCAAGTAGCAGTCTATAGAAGCAATATGATTGCACCTGATAAGTTTACTAAAAAGCTTTATGAGGTATTATGTCAGTGGGGCAAGCCATTAGTAGCTATCGAGCGAAATGGTTGTGGTGCTCAAGTGGTAGATAATTTAAGAAATATTCATAATTATGAAAATATCATCAATTATGGTTCAGACATAGCAAAGCGAAAAACGGAACAATTAGGATGTGTAAATCATACTAATACCAAAGTTAGGGGCATAATGAATATGCGGTATTGGATAAATGAACTCGGCGCTGTTAAGTTTAATGATATTAATACTGTTAGAGAGTTAAAAGATTTTGTTAGAAAGCCTAATGGAACATGGAGTGCTCGGGGAACAGGAAATGATGACTGTGTAATGAGTATGTTGTGGGGATTGATTGTATTAGATAATGATCCTGTGAAAGGTGTATGCAATAGATATTTTGAGATATCACAAGTAGATGATGTAGGAAAGCCGAGAGAACTTAAAATGCTTGATTATGGAATTAAGTATTATGAAAGACCTACTAACTCTTTTGCTGGTATGATAAATAAGGATGATTCCAATACAATGCCTGTATCGTTTGGTGGTATGAGCAATCAAGATGATGAATTATCTGATCTACAGCTTGCAGGGTGGAAATTTATATGAGTACTATAGCACAATCACCTATTAATAGAGCAAGAGACAATAAATTTGTACTAGTTATTTCTATTCCTCCAGGATTGAAGGAGACAAACTCAATAACGCAGCGTGACAACTCTACAATTAATATTGACTCCATTACATACAATGTATTTGGAACTATGGTACCGGATATTGTAGTACCAGCAGTATCAACACCATACACAGGTGGAAATATATACGTATCATCTCATACACATCCTCCACATCCTCCCATTCGAGTAGATTTTGTAGTAGATAATAACTTTGATAACTACTGGACCATATATCAGTGGTTAAATCTTATCAGAGATCAGAAAGAAGGAGAATATGGTATAACCAATGCGCGCAATCTTATCAATACTGGAGCAGTACTTAAGGACTATTCTACAATCTTTAATTTGTTTGCAGCTGATGAGATGAATAAAAATGTAATGCGCTGGGATTATCACAACGCATTCCCAACTAAGCTGGGTGGAATTACATGGAATTATCAAAAGGGAACTGAAATTAGTTGCTACTTTGAGTTTGTGTTCTCTAACATAATCTGCACCCGTCTGTAAAAAAGACTATGCGTATTTATAAATACGGTTATGTCATCTAGAATTTTAAACTCCCCCGGAGTACAGATCAATGAAATAAGCGAAACAGGTATCCAGATTACTGATTATGGTACAGATATTTTTGTAACAGGATTCACAAGTAAAGGCCCAGTTGATGAGGTATTGCAAATATCTTCATTAAGTGAATTTGAAAGTATTTATGGTACACCAACAAATGCAGCAGAGCGGTATATGTATTATTCTACAAAGCCCCTATTTGCAGCAGGTAATGTACTTGTAAGTAGGTTGCCTTATGGTGGTGGAAGTGGTGATGGATTCGGATCACAGTACAGCGCTGTAGTATATCCAGTTGTAGCTGTAAGTGGTAATCCGGTTAATAACGTTACACTCGGTGCTGTAGTATCAGCACTAGATGTAAATAATGTTGATGCGTATGTTTTAGGCAAACCTAAACACTTTACTCTATCT